GCGCAACTGGATCACAAGGTCCACAGGGCGCAGCTGGATCACAAGGTCCACAGGGTGAAGCTGGACCTCAGGGTGAGCAAGGACCACAGGGTGAAGCTGGACCGCAAGGACCTAGTGGAAGTGGAGAACAAGGACCTCAAGGTGAACAAGGACCACAGGGTGAACAAGGACCACAGGGTGAACAAGGACCACAGGGTGAACAAGGACCTCAAGGACTGCAAGGTGTAAGCGGGCCGCAAGGACCTAGTGGAAGTGGAGAACAAGGACCACAAGGACCTCAAGGTGAAGTTGGACCTCAAGGACCTAGTGGAAGTGGAGAACAAGGACCACAAGGACCTCAGGGTGACACAGGCCCACAAGGACCTCAGGGTGTAAGTGGGCCGCAAGGACCTAGTGGAAGTGGAGAACAAGGACCACAAGGACCACAGGGCGTCTCTGGTGTACAAGGACCTCAGGGCGTTTCTGGTGTACAAGGACCGCAAGGTGTAAGCGGCCCACAAGGGCCACAGGGCGTCTCTGGTCCACAGGGCGAACAAGGACCACAGGGTGAACAAGGTCCACAAGGGGAACAAGGACCGCAAGGGGAACAAGGACCACAGGGCGAACAAGGACCACAAGGTGTAAGTGGACCACAAGGACCTCAAGGACCACAAGGTGTAAGTGGACCACAAGGACCAACAGGGCCTAGCACTACGATCAATGCTACCAATAATACGATAACCACAGCACTTTATCCAGTTATGGTTGGAATAGATGGAACCAACCAAACTGCAAATGTTACTACTTCAAAATTTGTTTTTAACGCTTTAACTGGTAACTTAACTGTTACTGGTAATGCTTTATTTGTTGGAGGTAATATTGAAGCAAATGTGGCAGGATTTGCAGTTGGATATAGAGATATTCCTCAAATCAGTCATACCGGTAACGCAACAATTACAAGTAACGCCGCTGGCAAGCATTATTATTCAACCTTAGCTACGATAAGCACATTGACCCTTGCAAATAATGCTACAGTAAGCTGGAATATAGGTGGTACTTTTAACATTATTAATCAAGGTACCGGTAATATTAGTATATTGAGAGGGTCTGGAGTTACTCTATATCTAGCAGGTAATGCTACCTCAGCTGATAGAACTTTGACCAGTTATGGAGCAGCTACATTAACAAAAGTAGCAACAGACACTTGGTTTGTTATTGGTGTAGGTCTTAGCTAATGGGTGGAATTTTATTGCCTTACTTGGGGCTTGCGGCACAGCAAGCCTTAAATATTGCTCCAAATCAATTGCCTAATCTAAGTCTTTGGTATGATGCTAGTGTAGCTGATGCTTCAAGATTTAGCCCAGTTCCTGCGGATGCTGGATCAGTTCAACAATGGTTATCGTTAACAGGTGTAGGTAGAAATGCAAACCAAAACACAGGTACACGTCAACCGGCTTGGCGTAGCAACCAACAGAACGGTCTAGGAACAATTCAATTTGATGGAACCTCAGATGTTTTAACTCTCAACCCTATTGATTGGGCATTGTCATTAAGTGGTCAAACCACTTATCTTGTTACAAAACCAGTCAGTCTTACTGGAACTCCTAGAATTACAGTAACTAACACAGGCGGGTTTCAATTCTTCTGGGATACTTACTGGGGGATTGAAACCGCCGGCGGGAGAGCCAAAAGTGCTAATACCGGATCTACAGCAAACTATGTTTATATGGGTATGATCTTGGATGGGACACAGACTAACCCTGACATCACAACACAAAATAATCTAAGACTTAAGATGAGAATTAACGGTGTTACAGAAACACTAACATTTAGTGCGAATGTAGGTACTGCGACCTCAGCAGCAGCCAATACATTTTATGTAGGTTCAGATGGTACAGGACCAGCAGCAAATTATTATAGTGGCTATGTGGCTGAACTTTTAATTTGGACTAGAACGCTTTCTTTAACAGAAATAACGCAGGTTGAAACTTATCTAGCTAATAAATGGAACATATTCTAACCGCTGCCAAAAACTTTATTTCCTGCTAAATAAGTTGAAATAGGACAAAGAATATGGCAACACAAACCCTTATCGTTACGACTTCAGCCAATACTGCCCCTCTTAGCAGCACAAAAGTAAAGGTAGTGGCAAATAATGCATGTTATTATGCTATAGATGGTGTAGCCAGTGCCACAGCCAACGTTGGTGCAATGATTCCTGCTAATTTTCCAGTTTCTGTAAACATGGGTGGTATAGATAAACGATTAGCTGTGGCCAGCGTTAATGGTACTAGCACAGGTGTAACAGTTACAGAAATTGGCACAGTTTACCAAAGTGCGTTGAATCAAAATAGTACAACATTCTATAATACATAAAATCTATGGCTTACCCGCAACCTACCGAAGTAGCACCATGGTACTTACGCAACATTACTCAAGCTCTTGCACTGAACGAAACTACCGGTAATGTTTATGTAAGAACCGACGCTACTTTAGGTAACGTTACAATTGCTGGTAATGTAAATATTCCAGGATTTGTTGATACGCATGTATTAGAGTTTGGTAATGTTGATATCAGCGGTAATACCTTACCAATTTCTGGCAACGTAAGTATAACCAGTCTACCTGAAGTAGAAATAAAAAATGACATTGATAATCCTATACCGATTAGTGCCAATACTTCACCAAATGCATTAACTAATCCTATCTACGTGTCTGGCATTAATGACGGAAGTTTTTTCGCCCCAACACAAAGTGATGCGTTTGGAAGATTACGTGTAAGTGATCCTTATACATTATTTGATAGTCAAAACATGTATAAAGATGGTGGTCAATTCTCCAATGTAACTGCTAGTGGTGGTACCATTACCTATATAGCTAATGAAAGCAGTTTTAATCTTGCTGTTACCTCTGCTAATGGATCCAGCGTAATTACTCAGTCAAAAACAACACAACCGTACCAGCCAGGCAAAAGCCTATTAAGTATGCATACCTTTGCTATGGCGCCATTGGTGGCTGGATGCCGTCAACGTGTAGGTCAATTCACTGAAAAAAATGGTATATACTTTGAAGCTGATGGTGAAGATCTTTATTTGGTAATAAGATCAAGTGCTAGCGGTAGTGTTACTGAAGAACGTATAATACAAACTTCTTGGAACACTGATACTTTAAAGACTGGTTCAGGACCTAACCCATCTGGAATTAATTTAGACCCAACATTAGTACAGATTTTCTGGAGTGATATAGAGTGGTTGGGTGTTGGTAATGTACGTGCGGGTTTCGTTATAAACGGCCAGTTCATAATTTGTCATGTTTTTCAACATGCTAACCAAAGTGGCAATACTAAAGTTTATATGACGTCAGCCACACTAAACCCTAGATACGAAATTACAAATACAGCAAATACAGCAGGTGCTAGAACTATGAAGCAGATTTGTTCAACAGTAATTTCTGAAGGCGGATACTCACCATCTCCATCCATCAGTTATGTGTCAAGTGGAATAAGACCTACACGTATTTCTTCAGCCAACGTTTATGTAAGTTTAGCCACTATCCGTTTAAATCCTGATTGCATTGATGCTGTGATTATACCTGCTCAGATTGATTTACTATTAACTGACGTACAATATGGCGCGTGGCAATTAGTAAGAGGAGCTAGCAACGTAGCTGCTTTAACTTATGCTAATGTAAACGGCGGAGTAGTTCAAGCTAACCTTAGTGCCGTAGAGATTGGTGACGGTGAAGTAGTTTATGCTGGAGTGTCTAGTAGCAGAGACACATTTGAAGCAGGTGAGGATCTTCAAAAACGTCTGCAATTACAACGTTATGCTAATGGAACCCCTATTACACTAACATTATGTGCAGGTTATGGACAGGCCAACGCTGATCTTATTTGGAAATTTGGTTGGCAAGAGATAACAAACTAACTTATTTTTATTGATTTTGACTTCATATTAGTTGATACTGCACTAGGTATCTGCTATAATAGCCTTATCTACTAAGGGTCACAAATTGTTCAATGAAGTAGCGAATTATACATCACAGCTTTGGTGCGGTGGTAGAAAAACAAAAAAAGGCACTGGCGGGTGGATTACCGGTAATGCGGTCTGTTGTCCACATAATGGTGAAACTACAGATACTAGAGGTCGCGGTGGACTTATCGTTAATACAGACGGAAACGTAAGTTGGCACTGCTTCAATTGCCAATTTACTGCTAGCTATGTTACTGGTAGACCACTATCTATCAAATTTAAAAAATTACTAAACTGGATGGGTGCACCTGATGGTGAAATACAGCGTTTAGTAATTGAAGCATTAAGAGTCAAAGAATTATTTACACCTGATCAAGTACTACCTGAACCAGAGCCTATAAATTTTACTCCACAAAGGTTACCTAAATCTGCTAGTAGCTTTATGGAATTGGCCACTGTTTATGAACTGCAAGACTGGAAAAATGTCCCCAAAGAATTTCACACTGCGGTTGAATATGTCGGTAATAGACAAATTAATATGCAGAAATATGAATTTCTTTGGAGTGATGACACAGAACAAAAGTTAAAGTATAGAGTAATCATTCCATTTAAATACCAAAAACAAACAGTGGGCTACATGGCTAGAGCAGTTAATGATGGCATCCTGCCCAAATACCTATCTTATTTCCCACCAGAACTTGTGTTTAATTTGGATAATCAAAGCTATGATAATAAGTTTGTAATTGTATGCGAAGGTCCATTTGATGCAATGAGCATTGATGGAGTCAGTGTACAGCACAATGAAATCAGTTTATCACAAGCAGAACAGATAGAAGCTTTGGGTAAACAAATAATTGTGGTGCCTGATTTTGACAAACAGATTAGAGAAAAAAAGAAATCAAAATGGTCAGGTCAACATCTAGTAGATAAAGCTATTGAATATGGTTGGGGGGTAAGTTTTCCAGTTTGGAATGAGACCTGCAAGGACATTAATGAAGCAGTATGCAAGTATGGTAAATTGTTTGTCCTTAAAGCTATATTGGCTGCTACTGAAACCAACAAACTCAAAATTGAATTAATGAAGAAAAGATATGCCGCTAAATAGAATCATCATAGGAATAGTCAATGAATAAAGAATATACTGTTCAATTACAAACATTATTTTTAGAAATGATGCTGCAAAATGCAGAAAGTTATGTGCGGGTTCAAAATATTTATAACCCTGAGAACTTTGATCGTACATTACGCAGTGCTGCCAAATTTATTAAAGAGCACGTAGACCAGTATAAGGCCATGCCCACTGCTGAACAAATCAAAGCTGTTACAACCGTTAATTTACAGCCGGTACCAGAGATAAATGAAAGTCATTATGATTGGTTCATGCAGGAGTTTGAAAGCTTTACAAAAAGACAGGAATTAGAACGTGCCATTTTAAAATGTGCTGATATGTTAGAAAAGGGTGAATATGATCCTGTTGAGAAAATTATTAAAGATGCAGTGCAGATTAGCCTTACTAAGGACTTAGGTACAGATTACTTTTCTGATCCCAAAGGACGTCTAATGAAAATTAAGGCCAATAATGGTCAGGTCAGTACTGGTTGGTCTACTTTAGACAAGCGTTTATTTGGCGGAATGAATAGGGGCGAACTTAATATTTTTGCTGGTGGATCTGGTAGTGGTAAGAGTTTGTTTATGCAGAATATTGCATTAAATTGGATCATTGCTGGACTTAATGGAGTATATCTCACATTGGAACTAAGTGAAGAACTGTGTGCTATGCGTATTGATAGTATGGCAGCAAATGTTAGCACTAGAGAGATATTTAAAGAAATCGATACCGTAGAGTTAAAGATCGCATTATTGGGTAAGAAAAGCGGCAATTTAAGAATCAAATATATGCCTGCACAAAGCAATGTGAACCAAATTCGTGCTTACTTAAAAGAACTACAGGTACAGACGGGTAAGAAAATAGACTTTATAATGGTCGATTATTTGGATTTGGTCATGCCAGTCAGTGCAAAAGTTAGCCCTAACGATCTCTTTGTTAAAGACAAATATGTTAGCGAGGAACTACGTAATTTATCTAAAGAATTAGGAGTGTTGATGATTACTGCTAGTCAGCTGAATCGTAGTGCTGTGGAGGAAGTTGAGTTTGATCATAGTCATATTGCAGGTGGACTTAGTAAAATTAACACAGCAGATAATGTTTTTGGTATCTTCACTTCTAGGGCGATGCGTGAGCGGGGGCGATATCAAATTCAGCTGATGAAAACTCGAAGCAGCAGTGGTGTGGGTATGAAAGTGGATCTTGATTATGATTTAGAATGCCTACGCATTACTGATCCTGGTGAAGAAGCACAGGGAACCCCAGGAACTGTAAAGCCTCAAACAGGTAGTATAATGAGTCAAATCAAACCTAACAGCCAACTACATACCATAGACAAATCCACTGGGGAGATTACAGCACCGCCAAAAGCTGAAGTTAACAGTACTAGGCTTAAAACGTTTATTAAAGGCCTTAATAGTTTGGAAAATGATTAGACTAAATTAACATTTCTTGTATAAATATAGTTAATTCGGAGTCTGAATCTTGCAGAAAAGAACACGTAGCATATTAGAAGAATTAGAAACCTTAGGGTTACAACGGGATAAAAATAATCTCGTTGAAAGTAGGGCATTGCACGTTATTCAAGGTGCAGTTAATTTAATTAATTTTATAAGAGAAAATTATAATGCCGAACAAGCTGATGAGCTTGAACGTAGATTGCTAAACAGTATCAAACAACAAGATACAACCAAATTTAGTCGCGGGGTCAAAAAGATACAAAATGAAAATAAATGATCTAGGAGACAATATTCTTGAAGGCGCATTGAGCGATTTGTATGGGCAGTGGAAACAAAGTAAAGCTCAAAATAATGCAACCAAACAAGCACAACAAAATTATTCTAAGGCCTTAGATGATTTTGCTAACGAATTACAAACCAAAGAAGAAAAAGACGAATTTCAACAGCTACGTGATATTTACAATGCTAAACCCAATGCTTTGGCTGTAAGGCAACTGCATAACTTTATTCTAGACAAACAATCATATATGGATACTGCTGCCAAACAAAAGGCAGCATTGGCGGCACAGGGTACTGCTAACGCCTACAATACTATGGTTGGCCCTCAGCCAACAGCACCCAAAGCTAGCACTGTGCAGCCAACAGCTAAACTTAATTCAGAGGTTAAGGTTTTAAGTACTGACCCTGCTATTTTACAATATGACAATAGAAGATATTTTATTGATAATGGCAAATGGGTAACCGATAGTAAACGAGGAGTATTGCAGGCCCCAACATCAATATCTAGATTTTTAACTCAACAATTAGAAATTGCTAAAGGGGATGCAGATATACCTGAACCAGAACCTGCAATGCCAGCAGTATTTAGGCGTAAGATTAGAACACCAGCAACTCCAGCAACAGCGCCAGCAGCAGCCACAGCAACACCGGCGGTATTTAGGTCCAAACGTTTAAAACAACCTGCTGCACCTAAGCCAAAATATAAACCAAACCCTGCAGGTGGTGCTCCTATTAGAATTGGAGAAAATAAAAATCTAAGTGATTTGCTTTGGAATAAGATGACACAAAAACGTTCACCATTCCGTTGGCAATTGGTTGAAGGTAAGGAAGGTAAAAATCTTCATCTTGAACACTTAGAGGATCTAGTATTCAACGAAGGATATTTGGGCGCAAAACGTGCATTGAATTATTGTGAAAATCTACGCCAGATGCTGAACACTGGTCAAGGTGATAAAGCAAAGATAACTGTAAAGTGGGATGGCGCTCCTGCTATCATTTGTGGTATTGATCCTGCTGATAGTAAATTTTTCGTTGGCACCAAAAGTGTATTCAGCAAAAATGATCCTAAAATTTGCAAAACAGAAAAAGACATTAAAAAGTTTTATGGTGAACAAGCAGGGCTAGCATCCAAACTTAGCGCAGCATTAAAATATCTACGTAAGCTAGGCATTGGCAATGTTCTCCAAGGCGACTTAATGTTTACTCCTGGTGATGTACAGAATGTTAAAATAGGTAATGAAGATTATCTAGCCTTTCAACCTAACACCATAACCTATGCGGTTAAAGTAAACAGCGAACTTGGACAAAGAATCGCTAATGCAAAAATTGGCATTATATTTCACACAGCCTATAGCGGAGTTAGTTTGCTAGAAATGCAGGCTAGCTTTGGGGCTGAGGTAGCAGGATTAAATCAAAGTAAGGATGTTTGGTTTGATGATGCTACCTATAAAGATTACACAGGTATAGCAAGTTTAACCCCTGAAGAAAATGCTAGAATCAGTAGAACCTTAGGACAGTCTGCTCTTACCCTTAAGAAGATCAATCCTAAAAAGTTTGATATAATTTTAGGTAATCCTGAGTTTGCCAATTACATTAAACCATTTATAAACAGTATGGTTAAAAGTGGAGAACAGATTGGTGATCCAGTGGGCTTTTTGAATCAATTCCTTGCTTTTTATAAGGGGAAACAAGAAGCAGAAATCAGTAAACTAAAAGGCGGGGTTGAAAGCGCAGCAGCAAAACAACGCATAGAAAAGATAAAGAAAAACGAAGAATTCATTGAAGATAATAGCAATACATTATTGGGTATTCTAGCTATCTATAAACGTATAATAGAACTAAAATTAATGATTTTAGGTAAACTTCAACGTATAGAAAGCATAGGTACATTTATCAAAACTAACACCGGTTATAAGGTTACCACACCTGAGGGGTTCGTAGCAATTGGGCATGATGGTGGTGCTGTTAAGTTAGTGGATAGACTGGAATTCAGTAGACAAAACTTCACAGCTACAAAGAATTGGTCGAAAGATTAGTCTAAAACACCAAAATTTTTGCTAAGACATAAATACAAATATGCGTTAATTCGCAGATAACTTAAAGGAAATTTAAAATGCCAGTTTTTACACGTACAAATGGTAATGCACAAAATGTTGTTAGCGTTGGCAATATCGCATTCAGCACAGAAGCAAGCAGCTTGGGAGTACCTATCAGCACAGGTATTGGTAAGCCAATTCAAGCTTTCTCAATCAACGCAAACGTTGCTTTCACCAATGCACTAGGCACAGGTGAAGCTGTTGAAGCAATTCTTCGCACACTGGGTCTGCAAAGCACTCTGCTAGCATACCAAGTTAGCAGTGCAGGCATTGGTGGTATCACCAATGGTCTGATCAGCGTTATTATTGAAGAAAGCGCATGGACAGCAGCTAACCTAGAAGCTAACATTGTTGCACTGGGAACAGTCAGCGGTGTGAACTTGACTGGTGTTAAGGTTGCTGAGCCAGGTCTACAGTTTGTGACCGCAGCTGGTGCTTAATTAACACGGGTAGTCCGGAAACGGAAAAGACTGGCAGCTTTATGCTGCCTTTCTTTTTGACTTCATAAATAACATTGACCATGAACTATCTTGTTTTAACCCTTGCAGACATAACTAAAACCAACGTAACCCGAGGTGAAGGATTGGAACGAGATCAACAGCGTAATTGGGAAACGGTATTACAAGTATTAGGTTTACGTTGTCAACCCATTATAATAAAAGAGCCAACGGAAGGCATTAAAGAACTACCTACAGACCTGCCTGCTAATTCATTTTTTGGTGAAGTATATAAGGGGCAACATAGAATTTGGTCCTTTACGGTAACCAGTGAAAATTACGAATATACTATGAGAGAATTAGAAGACGAGTTTAATGAAGTGCCTATAGTCACAGGACTCAATGAAACAGCAAGATTCATGCTGCCCATATTTTTTACAACTGGGCCGCTTAAAAACATAGTTTTTATTCCTGCATTATAGATAAATAAAACTAGATGCAATAGGCACTTTTAGGCTCATATCAAGGCACACATTAAGGCAATTTAAACGCATCCTTTTGACAAGGACTAGAGAAGATGTCATCTTCAAATATTGAAAAAACGAACCTAGAAGCGCACGTAGAGCTTTGCGCGGAAAGGTATGATGCTTTGAACGGAAAACTAGACAATTTAGACAAACGTATGGATATTGTTGAGCAGAATGTAGTAGCCATTAGGGAATCTGTCAGTACTAAAACAGGTGGAATTAACAAGGCTCTTTTTGCGGCATCTGTAACAATTATAGGCGTTATGTTTTCCGCAATTATTATTCTTTTGGTAAATTTAATTAATAAGTAAAACTGTGAAAATCATCGAACTTGTTAGTAATATTAACGTAGCCATTACAAATGAAGAAGCAGATCTGTTGGCTCAATTTGATGAAGAAACTCCTGTTATGGCTAAGAGTACTATGACAGAACGGCAGCAGATGTTGGCAAATCAATTAGTAAACAAAGATATTCTATTGAGAAAAAACGCAGATGGTCAAATCACATATAAAAAACGAACTAGGTAAAATGTTGGTTGATATTGCGGTAAGCAAGATCAACCGTTGGGCTAAAAAACAAGTTTTTACATTACAAAATCAAGATAAATTCCCCCTCTGCGTTCCATTGAATAAACATACTTGGATCATAGGCAATTATAGGATAACTGAACTGGGTGATAAACGATATAAGGTTAGCACAGATAATAAGACAGTTCATATATTTTACAACAAAAAAGCAGCTATATTTTACGCGGTATTGAATAATTCAAAATATACATACCGTGTAAAAATTGCACAGGAATTGTTAGAAAATGACATTATAACGGGGAAACTATACGATAAGATGTTGTTTTACTATAAAAAATTGCAGGTTAGAAAACCTACTAACGCATTTAAGCATCAATTATGGCAATCTAGGCATAGAGATCTGCAATTACGTTTTAGAACCGCAAATAAAGATTTGCTAAAAAAATTGAACCAGGCTAAATATATTAAAGTTTGGGAAGACTAATATGAACTTAAAAGATATAACACCTAAGAAAATCACAAGGCTTAACAAGGTTATGGAAAGTCGTTTTGGCTTTGAAATAAATTATGACAACCTATCCTATGCTAAAGCTAAAAGGCTGAGTCTAGCATTGAACGAACAGTTAAGTAAGATTCGCAAAAGCTATGGAATTCATACTGCTGAACGCAATTCAAAGTATATGGAAATGTTAATGGTTGAAGAAGGTTTAAATGCCTGGCTAACCCAACATGAACCATTAATGGAAGGCGAACTTGAAACTGCTGAGGTAGTTTTAGCAGCCAAAGACATGGTTGACTCTGTACAGAAGATGTTGGAAGATGCCAGCAAGATGATGAACGAGCAACTACCACCATTGGTTGACAGCATCAAAGACCAAGTTGGTACTGCACAGGCTGATGTTTATAAAAATACAACCAGTTCAGCATTACAAGGATTAGTAGATGCTCTTGCCGCAGCTAGAGAAGCACTGGACAACGGTGCAAGAGGCCTAAGCGGTGAAGCACCCGCTGAGCCAATGGCAGTACCAACAATGCCACAAGAACCGGGTGCAGAACTACCACCAGAAGTAAGTGACATGGATGCTGGTGAGGAGTTAGGTGGCGCTGACGAAGCAGGGTTAGATAGAGAACGCAGATAATGCGAGCTTGGGAACTGCTAAACGAAAAATGGAGCGACAAGTATAAACGCTCCATTAATTGTGACAATCCTAAAGGTTTTAGTCAACGTGCTCATTGCCAAGGTCGCAAAAAAGCCAATGAAGATGTTGATGATTCCACTGCTTTGAATAATTATTCAGATGTGCTTATGGTGTTAGGTCAGATTCAAAGAGAAATAAAAGACAAAAACATCAAACCTGAGATTCCAACTCAGATGGTAATTGATTACATTCAAAATGCAGGTATAGATGGTTTTGATTATGAGGATCTAGTCAAGGCCAACGAAGACCTTCCTGCGATGAAGGAAATTTTGAAAAACATAACCCCTGAAAAAATAACAGTTACCACAGGCGTTAAGACTCAAGTATCAAATCCTCAAGACAAAGAAGGCAGTGTAGTTACCAATCCAGAGCAAACGGTAACAAATATGGCTAAATCTGCTCTTAAACGTAGACAAAACTAATTAAATACTTTATACTAACCAATTGGAGTATAAAGTATGATTACCTTTTCTGAATCAGCAATTAAAAAAATAAAAACTATCCTTGACGAAGAAGAAAATAAAAACATGTTCATGCGTGTCTTTATTGAGGGCGGGGGATGCAGCGGCATGCAATATGGTTTTACTTTAGATGAAAATCGTAACGATGACGATTTTGAAATTCATATTGGTGACAAACTTGCATTGGTAGATGCTGCTAGTATGCAATATCTTAATGGTGCGACGATTGACTATAAGCAATCTATTACAGAATCTCGCTTTGTGATCAGCAACCCAAATGCTACTGGTCAATGTGGTTGTGGATCAAGTTTTGCGGTGTAACATGCTTATAGAAAAATTCAATTATAAAAAAATCGATAGACAAACAGTAAATGGCAAAAGACATTACTGCCTTCCTGACGGTTCCAAGGTACCCAGCGTCACCACAATTCTAGATGCGACGAAACCAGAAGAAGCAAAAGCAGTTCTTAATAATTGGCGCAAGAGAATGGGTGCAGAACGTGCCCAACAAATAACCACAGAAGCAGCTAGTAGAGGTACTAGGATGCATAAATGGTTAGAACTTTATGTTAAGAATGGACGAATAAATGAACCTGGTACTAATCCCTATAGCAAACAAAGCCATACTATGGCAAATACTATTATTGCAGAGGGACTCTCACCCAATGTATCAGAAGTTTGGGGTATAGAGGTACCTCTTTTTTATAGTGGGTTATATGCCGGAACCAGCGATCAGATTGGGATTTGGAAGGATAGACCAACCATTTTTGATTTTAAACAAACTAACAAGCCCAAGAAACGTGAGTGGATTGAGGATTACTTTTTGCAGCTAGCGGCCTACGCTCAGGCACATAATCAAATGTTTGGCACCAACATTAAGTCGGGATTAATTATGATGTGTAGTAAAGATTTTCAGTATCAAGAATTCCACGTGGTTGATGAAGAGTTTGATTACTATGTTAATTTATGGTGGGATCGCGTTGAACAGTATTATAGAAATCAACTATAACAGCTTCTGTGGGATTTGCCAAAGTCCATCCCTTGTAAGAACGATATCCCCGCTCTTTCCTAGCAATGGCACACATCGCCTGTGGAGACAATCCTCGCCGCTTACAGAAACGAGTCACATTGTCAGTTTTGAAAATATTTCCATTTGGGTCTCTAAAATAATATTCATTACCAATGGCATTGTGTGGGATATGCCCAGAAGTAAAAACAGTGGGAGAAAGTGATCGACCGTTTTGATAAGATAATTTACAATTAGTAGATGTGAGTTCTTTAGATCGTGAGGACATAGGAATTCCTTTATTCCATGGTGTACGATTAAATTTTCTGCCTTTCAGCGGGCTACCAGATTCCAGTATTAGCCGGTTACAATATTCATACATCCTGGATGATTTTTTGTTATTATTGATCATTAGCTTTAGCGCCGCCACCATTCGGTATCTCCCATCACCAGATATCATTTTGGTCAATAACCAATGACATATTAGATGCTCTCGAAGAGTTAGTCTTACTTTATTTGTGGGCTCCTCTGGGTCTCCATCTAACCATCCTTTCCGTCCCTTTCGGACTATTTTTTTAAAGAATGATTGCGGTATTATATGATGGGTTTGGGTTCTAATTTCTTCTGGTAATTGTCTAGACTTAGCACGATTAATGATGCTATAATACCACTTGGTATATTTGTTATCAATAAATATCATTGCTGGCACTCCTTTACAGTGTTAGAGTAGTTGGGGACTGCAATCCCGTGAACTACACTTTTATTTATGTCAAATATTCGTAATTGAAGGTAAAGATTTTGATTTTTGGGTTCAAAAATGGTATGATAGGTTAGAAAAATATTATACTCAGACACTGCCCTCAGAATAACAAAAAGCTAAATATAATAAATTAAAGGGAAGTAACTATGGCAGTAGTGCAAATTAGCCGTATTCAACATAGACGGGGATTACAAGAAAACTTACCTCAATTAAGTTCTGCAGAACTTGGATGGAGCATTGATAGCCAAGAACTTTACATTGGTAACGGTACTATTGATGAAGGTGCTCCAGAAGTAGGTAATACACGTATATTAACTGAGCTTGATTTAGAGCAAAAATATAGTGAAACTGTACCTGACGGAACCACAGTTGATTTGGCTTCTGCCGCATTTACTGCGAATACTCCCAGCATATTTCTTAATTATCAAATAATAAGAAATGTATCTGGTACTAATATTGCAGTCAAAACTGGGTCAATGAAAATAAGTTATTACGGTACAAATCTTAGCTATGACGACGAATACACTGAGACAGAAAATTTGCTTTGTAACTTATCAGTGACCAACGTTGGCAATACTACGGCGCAGGTTTCTGCTGTTAGTTTGGCAAACGGATATGATGCGAACGTAACATATAGCTTTTCTACTTTATAACTTAATTGCATGTGGCAACAACATCCTAGCGAACGTCTTCGCTATTGGCAAAATTTTAGACAAGAACTTAACACCAAAACTTTGGAAGATGCTTTAATTGCCACGCAGCATTTATGGAGTTTTGCACCCTTTGTTGCCCATTATTTGACTACTGATCATATAGAAAAATGGCCCGATCCATGGGAATTATTGTACGAAAATTACTATTGTGATCTTGCAAAAGCTTTAGGTATAGTTTATACTTTATATCTTACAAAACATAGACCCAATTTAGAAATAAATGTATATATTGATCCTTCAACCAAAGAACATTATAATTTAGTGTTTGTGGAGCAAGGAAAATATATACTTAATTACATCCACGACGAAGTAGTAAATAAGAAACACATTAACAAAAATTTAAAACTGTTGAAAACTATTCCCAGTGAGTCACTGGGATTAGAGAAATTTTAGATTAAGGCGATATATCAATGACACAGATTCAAGTTACAAAAAGAAATGGTTCTAAAGAACCACTAAATTTAGATAAGATCCACAAGGTAGTTTTTTGGGCTACAGAAGATTTAAGCAACGTAAGTGCAAGTGAAGTAGAAATTAAAAGCCATATACAATTTTATAATGGGATGAAAACTGTAGATATCCAAGAAACTCTTATTAAGAGTGCGGCCGATCTTATCAGCGAAGAACACCCTAACTATCAATTTGTGGCAGGTAGATTGATTAATTATCATCTACGTAAGGAAGTATATGGTGACATCAAACCATGGAGACTAGTTAAACTTGTAAAACGCAATGTTGATATTGGATATTATGATTCTGAGATTCTAACTTCATATACTGAAGATGAACTAGAAGAATTGGACCGCCATATAGATCATGAGCGAGATTGTGAATTTACCTATGCAGCTATGGAACAATGGCGAGGGAAATATCTAGTTCAGAACCGTGTTAACAAACAAATCTACGAAACACCGCAGGTCGCTTATATGTTGATAGCAGCAACTTTGTTTTCTAAGTATCCAAAAAATACAAGGTTGCAGTGGGTTAAAGATTATTACGACGCCACTAGTCTACATTATATTAGCTTGCCGACTCCCATAATGGCCGGAGTTAGGACCCCACAACGCCAATTTAGTAGCTGTGTTTTAATTGAGACTGATGATAGTCTTAGCAGTATTAATGCTACAACTAGCAGTGTGGTAAAATATGTAAGTCAAAAGGCTGGTATTGGTTTGGGTGCTGGTAGAATAAGAGCTATTAAGAGTCCAATACGCAACGGTGACGCATACCACACTGGTGTGATTCCATTCTATAAATTATTCCAAGCTGCTACCCGTAGCTGTAGTCAAGGTGGTGTACGCAACGGTGCTGCAACATTGTACTATCCAATTTGGCACTTAGAAGTTGAAGATCTATTAGTGTTAAAAAACAACAAGGGCACAGAAGATACACGCATACGGCATATGGATTATGGGGTGCAGTTCAACAAACTTATGTATGAGAGATTGATCACAGGTGGTGATATAACCTTATTCAGCCCCAATGATGTGCCAGAACTATATGATGCTTTCTTTGTTGACCAAGATAAATTTAGAGAGTTATACGAAAAAGCAGAACGAAACACACGTCTACGTAAAAAAACTGTAAAGGCATTAGATCTTTTTAGTACCTTTATGCAGGAACGTAAGGATACTGGACGCATATATTTGATGAATGTAGATCATGCTAATACTCACGGCAGTTTTGTTGAACAAAAGGCCCCAGTAAAAATGAGTAATCTTTGCTGTGAAATTACATTACCCACAGTACCATTGGATGATATTAATGATGAGAATGGACGCATAAGCTTATGTACTCTTAGTGCTATCAACTGGGGACTGATTAAAGATCCAACTGAATTTGAAAAATATTGTGTATTATCGGTGCGTGGTTTGGATGCATTGCTCAGCTACCAAAGTTATCCAATTAAGGCAGCGCAGATCAGCACTGAGGAATTTAGACCTTTGGGTATCGGCATTGTTAACTTTGCTTATTGGTTAGCAAAAAATGATCTTAATTATAGCGATCCAAAGAGTCTTAATAAGGTCAATGAATATGCTGAAGCTTGGAGTTATTATCTTATTAAGGCCAGTGCTGATTTGGCGAAAGAAATGGGACCATGCACCCGTTGGCAGGATACAAAATACGGTCAAGGTATTTTACCTGTAGATACGTATAAGCAAGATGTTGATGAGCTGGTTAATAAAGATCTCAAAATGAAATGGGATGATCTACGTAAACAGTTGAAAGCCACTGGCATACGTAACGCAACCTTAATGGCATTGATGCCCAGTGAAACTAGCAGTCAAATTAGTAATTCAACAAATGGTGTTGAGCCCCCACGTAGTTATATCAGTATTAAACAAAGTAAGGATGGGGTGCTGAAACAAATTGTGCCTGAATATCGAAAGCTAAAAAACAAATATGAGCTGCTTTGGGATCAAAAAAGCCCTGAAGGATATTTGAAAATTATGGCGGTACTGCAAAAGTATATTGACCAAAGTATCAGCACCAATACCAGTTATAACCCGCAACATTATCCAGATGAAAAGATCCCAATGAGTGAGATGCTCAAACATTTGATAATGTGTTATAAGTATGGTATTAAAACTCTATATTATTTTAATACCAACGATGGCCAGGGTGAAGTTGATGTAAACACCTTAATGACCAACGAAAATGCAGAGTCCAAACCGGTAGAAGAAGTTTGCGATAGCTGTACAATTTAATATATAATAAACTATAACAAAGAGAATCCTATGAACAACTCAGTATTTCCTATCAATAAAAAGAAATCAAACTTAGACTGCACCGCATTTTTAGATGGTGGTGTTAATATACAAAGATATGAAAAATTAAAATACAGTCAATTTGAAAAGATTACTGAAAAACAGATTGGATTCTTTTGGCAACCCAGCGAAGTAGATATTCTACGTGATGCTAAAGATTTCAAAGAACTCAGCGAATATGAACAACATATCTTTACCAGTAACCTTAAAAGACAGATATTGTTAGACAGTGTACAGGGTCGCAGTCCTAACCTTGCATTTTTACCACTGGTGTCAATACCAGAGTTAGAGACTTGGATTGAAACTTGGTCATTCAACGAAACTATCCACAGTCGCAGTTATACACATATCATTCGCAATATCTATTCTGATCCCAGTAAGATTTTTGATGATCTCACTGACATTAAAGATATTGTTGATTGTGCCAAAGACATCAGCAAATATTATGATGATTTAATTGAGTATAGTGGTTGGTATAGAATGTTAGGACCAGGCCAACATACAATAAAAAATAAGAACGGTGAACAGCAGATTCATATCAAAACCAGTGAATTAAAAAAGAAAATCTGGTTAGCATTAAACAGTGTCAATGTATTAGAAGGCATAAGATTCTATGTAAGTTTTGCCTGTAGTTGGGCATTTGCTGAGTTAAAGAGAATGGAAGGCAATGCCAAAATTATTAAATTAATTTGTAGGGATGAAAATCTACATCTAGCTAGCACACAAACCCTTCTTAAGATTTTGCCAAAAGATGATCCGGCATTTGAAAAAATTGCTGAAGATACTAAGGAAGAATGTGAAGCAATGTTTATTGCTGCTGCCGAACAGGAAAAGACTTGGGCAAAATATCTATTCAAAGACGGCAGTATGATTGGGTTAAACGAACAGTTATTATGTGAATATGTAGAATGGATCACACATAAGAGAATGAACAGTGTGGGTCTTAAATGTCCATTCAAAGTAGGTTCCAATCCTTTGCCATGGACTGGCAAGTGGATCAGTGGCAGTGATGTTCAAGTCGCACCACAAGAAGTAGAATTAAGCAGTTACATCATTGGCGGTACTGTGCAAGATGTAAATGAAAACACCTTTAAAGGATTTAGTTTATAACTAAAATCTATTCTAACCTCAAATAAGGTGATATATAGTAAACAAAGGAAAAAATATGCTGACTATATATTCAAAAAATAATTGTCCTTTTTGTGTTCAAACTAGAAATTATCTTACACAGAAGAATATCGCATTTACAGAAATTAAAATTGATGAAAATCCATTGGCAAAGGAATTTGTTCTAAGTCGTGGTCATCGAACCGTACCACAGATTTACCTAGGTGAAACCTTGTTTGTTGAAGGCGGGTTCACTGGATTGTCAAAGTTAACTGAAAATCAAATTAAGGAAAAGATCAATGCTTGTGTCTAAACCCTACGCAAACAAGGAAATAGTTACCTTTAAATTAGTAAATGGTGATGAGGTCGTTGCAAGAGTATTGGATCAAACAGACTCTGCATTTGTAATAGAAAAACCCTGCACAGTTATACCTGCACAAGGGGGATTGCACTTGATACAGAGCCTATTTTCAGCTGAAATAAATAATAGTATAGAGTTAAAGTTTGCCCATGTTATGTTGCATTCGGCAACAACCAAGCAAATTGCGGATCATTATTACGAAACCACAACTGGTATCAAAACTCTTAACAAAGGTGGAATCATTACATAAAATGCCAGGCGTAGCTAGAAAAGGTGATTTATATGGTCCAGGTGGAGTTTTATTAAGTCCTGCCAGCTTAAATGTTTTAGTGAACGGTATTTCTGTTGCATTAAGCGGTATAGTTTATAGTCCACATCTGTGTTGTGGTATACCAAAATGCAGTCCTCTTCATTGTTTTGGCACAGTATCGGCACCAAGTAGACGGGTTAAAGTTAATGGTAAAACGCCAGTATTGTTGGGCAATAAGGGAACTTGCGGCCATACAGTTACAAAAGCCAGCAAAAATGTACGCATTGGTAAAAAATAAATGACGCCAAACGTTCTTAATACCAATGCAAGCCCAACAATCAGTTCAGTGTTAAGTCCTTTGCAACTGGCATTAGCTGCATATATGTACCAAGGTACTATTCCGCCTTTTTGTATAAATCAAGAATTTCTAGCAGCAGTAAAAGAATATTCTGATACAAACTGTCTTAGCTTAATGACCACAGATTATGTTACTGGTCAACCAAAAGAACCTGATGTTAATCCAATTTATGCAGGTAATCTTGCCTTTGTGACAAAAAATAACAATATTTTTGTACAGAATGTAAGTTACCCAGAACCCAATGTAACTGAATATACTTTTACACTTATAGGTACTAAAAGTCAAATTGCTCCAGAAAGTTTTGCTTATTTTGGCGGACCAATTATTAACGGCACTGCTGCTAGAGGAAGTGGTGATTGGGATGCTGATTATGTTTTTGAAAATCTTCCACCAGAAGGAGTATAAATGACATTCGCTAGATACGGATTAGCTGGTCAAGGTCCAGCTTCACAAGCAACAGAGTCAACCTACGAATCAGGAGCATATACTTTAGGTGCTGCTGTACCTAGATTAGATACTGAAGATTACAGCGGAGTATATAGGGGTAGCCTCAGTTCACAAGGCAGTATGGTTGCCATGTTGTTGAATACTGGTTCAATCAACCCAACTCCATATCTGACAGGATATATTAGACAATATTACAAGGACCCATTGCAATGCACCTTTGGCGCTAATAGTGCTATACCGGCATTGACTGGAGTAATGCCATCTAGTCTCAGCGATGTACAGGGAAATTTTCTCTATTATTTAGATTTACAATTAACTAGAGCATCTGGTAGTAATTATTTTGATACCAACTATTTTATCAATGTTTTTAATCAAGCCTCTGGGTGGGTTGAGACATCAAATCCTTATACATCTGCATTGAACCTAGCAGAAGAAACTAATCTTGAATATTACGGGTTTAACAGCTATGCGGGATGGATAACGCAGGGTATAAATCAATTTCAACAGGGTCAAGCACTGTTGATAGCTTTGAAAAATATAGGAAAAAATATACAAACAGTCAATGATGGATTAAATTGTTTTGCTAGCCCTGGTGGAGTAGCGAAGACTATGATTGACAATGGTTTAGGACAAATCAATGGATTGACTGAAGAACTGATAGCAAAAGGTGTTGATCTAGATGATATTTACAATCCTAACTATAGTCTAGCAATTGCAGAATCATTGGCCAAAATTACTAATCCTGCTGATTTGCAGACCATACAAACTGTCTTAGAAAGCACAGTTCCAAATATGAAAAATCCGTTGGATTACTGTCAAATTGAGACGGCCAGCGGTTTACAGAATGATAGTGCTTTTCAAACATTCATCGAAGTGGGAAATAATCTTTTTGAAAAGACCCCAGCGTTAACCGCCACTACTGGATTAGAATTGGCAAATATGATTGAATCTATATTGTCTACTGTAGGTGCTGCGGTGGAAGCATTGGCTTCACCTACAAGCTTATTGCCGCAAGATGTGATTGATTATCTACGTAGAATTTTACCTACTAATGTAGATAATCAATTAATCACAATATTGAACATTATCGGTGCTGCCAGTGGATATTTGACTTATCAAATGCAGCAAGTTAATAGATACATTAATGAATTGGATAAATCAAAGTATGGACCTCTTATAAGAAAAAGTCTTGAGGATATAAGCAAATATGCAGCGACTGGCATGTCAACCCAACTACAAAATGAAATAAATGCATATTTTACTATATTGAGTAATGCTGCTGTAGACCCTGACACTATTGACATTGTTCAAAATATAAATCAATTTTATTTAGATGTGTGTAGCAGTATTCGTGTAGAATATCTAAACTATAACAAGGCAAATTTTGATGTTACTTCATATAGCGATAATATTCAAGTTTTAGATTTTGTCGCATCGATACCCGGTAATGCTCAAGACACAGATAATATAAAAACAGGATACATGTTATATAACATGGCCTTAGATAATGAGGCTGGTCAATGTGTACAGGCAGTTATTAGCCAATTCAAAAATATTGAATTTTTAAGCAATGCCGGCATTAGAATAACTAGCACCATTTAGCAGTTATCTTACCATATTACTAGGAATTTTTACCTGAAACATGCTATAATGTGCGTGTTTATTTGGTTAACATAGTAGTTTTCTTACCAAATCATATGGTATATAAAACTACGCTCTAACAGAAAGGAGACTGAATTATGGTCACTACTATGGGAGAAAATAATGAATTTGGTTTATGGCCAAACATCATTAAATCTTGTATTATTGTTATATGTGTTTTAGCAGTTGGTGGTGTTTTGTCAAAGGTTGTTGAAAAGAAGTTTGCTAAACTTGAAACACAACTGGAACAGGCCGCCCAAGTAAGAAATAACGCCGATGTAAAATTCAAACAATTAGAATGTTTGACAAGAAACATCTATTGGGAAGCCGGGTCTGAACCTTTTGAAGGTAAGGTTGCTGTGGCCCAAGTTACCATGAACAGAGTAAACAGTGGTAAATTTGGTTCAGATGTGTGTAGCACTGTGCACCAAAAAAATATTGTATATGAAAAAGTGATTTGTCAGTTCAGCTGGGTTTGTGAAGGCAATTGGAAATTAAACAAACCTGTAATGAGCAAGAACTATGCTGACAGCGAAGAAGTGGCCAAAAAAGTATTATTTGAAAACTTCCGCTTGCCTAGTCTCAATGAGGCCATGTACTTTCACGCAGACTATGTTAACCCAGGGTGGAACAAACAACAACTGGCTAAAATCGGTAGACATATTTTTTATAAATAAGCATGTATGCCAACAAATTGTTCAAAACTATTCAAGGAGATTTTATGAAAATGCTTGCTAATCCATTCAAAATTGCAGCAGATTTTTTGCGTGAACATCTAAAAAAACTAACTGCTGATACCTTAGGTTGGCTGGCAGCAATAGTGTTACACTGTGCCACTGTACCAAGTATGCTGGCATTGATGGCAGGACTTACTGACAGACCACCCAATATTGATCTAGTATTATTTGTATGGACAGGATTGGTGCTACTTTTTGCTAAGGCTATTGTCCTAAAGGATAATTTGAATATTATTACGATTGGCACTGGGTTTGTAGTTCAAGCAATACTGCTGGCCTTTATCGTATTTAGATAAAATCCAGCCCAACAAGAAAGGGCGACATCATGGATACTGAATCAGAAGATTTTTTGGACGAAATTCAAGATGGGGATTATATTTTTGTAATTGATGGATCTGGAAACCTCAAGTCATATGCTGTTCCAGAAAACATAGAATATATGGATGAGATGCCAACAAATATTAAAAAAATTATGAAAATCTTTAAAAATCAAGCATTTATGCAACAGCAAACCTTACACTAAGCTAAGTTATTGATTTATATAGAGTTTTTGGGGCATTATTTGTCAAGTATTTTGGTTGACAAAAAATGCCCTTTTCTATATAATATGACTATGCTTAAAGCTAAACGTAGACGTAGACAAGATACCAAACACGCCGTTTACATGTTGAAAAACATGGTAACGGGTGATTTCTACATTGGCATTACTGTGTGTGGTGCCGCTCCCAAACGTGCGGTTAAGGTGCGTTTTCAGAAACATGTGCGCCGCGCAGTTACTGAAAATAGGGTTTGGAACCTCTGCAAAAGTATTCGTAGCTATGGCGCAGAAAACTTTATGGTAGAGATAGTTGAAGTGCTGCGTGGTCGCAAGCCCGCGCATGCTAGAGAACGTGAACTGATTGCAGAACTTGCACCTGCACTGAACCAATACTAATGATGACAGAAGATAAGCTCAGCAAGTTTTACAAGTGGAGCGCCACGGTAGTTACATTGGTGGGCGCACTGTTTACCAGTTTGGCCATAGACCCCTACAACGTTTACCTGCTTAACGTGGGTGCGGTGTTGTTTCTAATTTGGGCTATACGGATACGTGAGCCTGCTATGATTGCAGTTAACGCAGGGCTGTTAGCAATCTACATTATGGGTATTATAAGGGTTATAATTGCATGAGCAAAACGTTTATTATAAGCTGGGACAATCTTGGCGTTGAAGCCGTTATAGATGTGGACGCAATGGAACAAGATGAGTTGGTTGAGATGTTAAAGCAGGATTTTAATACGCCTTATCAACCTGCCAGAGGTGGGCATACGTTGAGTAGGTATGTTAACATGATGCTATTACGGGCTAAAGCCAATCCTCAGAGGCATTACGAGATCTACTCTGTGCAGACTGATGAGAATATCAGTGCCGATGATATAAAAGAAATGTTCGAGGACAGTCCTCAAACCAGCGCGGATCTTATACGTGCTAGAGGTAACAAAATATACAGCAACAGGTTTCAACCAGACAAAATTAAAATTTTTTAATACACATTTACTCAAATAATCCCGCTAAATACAAAGCGGGATTTTTTTGATAGTGCTATCGCATATCAGATACAAGTAGTATATTATATCTATAAGATCAATTAAATAATACATGTGGTTTGAATTCTTAACTTTATTCACAGCACTCACCATCAGTGGTGTAGCAGCATATTACAGCATCATAGGCCTAACCGCCATATTTGCTGCTGCCTTTTGGCCCATTGTTATTATGGGCGGGGTACTAGAATTTGGTAAAATTGTTACCAGTGTTTGGTTAAAGAAGTATTGGCATCAAGCTAGCCTTGCCTTAAAAATTTATCTTACCTTTGCTGTGGCCGTATTAATGTTAATTACCAGCATGGGAATTTTTGGTTTCCTTAGTAAGGCACACCTAGACCAAGCAGTACCTACTGGTGATGTTGCAGCCAAGGTTCAGTTATTAGACGAAAAGATCAAAACAGAACGCGATAATATTGAAGCTGCTCGCCGCGCTTTATTACAAATGGATGCACAAGTAGACCAACGTTTGAGTCGCAGTGCTGACGACAAGGGTGCTGAACGTGCGGTACAGATTAGACGACAGCAGGCAAAGGAACGTCAACAATTACAAAATGAGATTGCTGCGGCACAGAAAAAAATTGCTGCTTTAAATGAAGAACGTGCACCTATAGCTAGCGAACTACGTAAGGTTGAAGCAGAGGTCGGGCCAATTAAGTACGTAGCAGCCTTAATCTACGGTGATAATCCTGACACCAACTTACTGGAAAAAGCAGTGCGTTGGGTAATAATTATTATCGTTATAGTATTTGATCCTTTGGCTATAGCATTGATTCTTGCAGCTAATAGCAGTATGCGTTGGGCAGCGGCCTTGCCACCACCTGCTAAAAAGGAAGAAGATGTTGATGAGAATATAGATATAGATCATGGTGAGTGTCCTAAATGCACAACCAAATTGATGTATGCTCCTGGTATTGGACCATTCTGTCCTAATAATCTTTGTCACGTAATGGATGGTGTTAATATAGCTGTAGC